CTCACCGAACATTAGACAGCTATCTCTATTGCTTGTATAAGCGATATTGCATCATTGGCTGTTGCATCATTGTAATTGTATGCAATACTTGCGCTAGCATTATATTTCCTGCCTTGAAGTTTATATGTAATTTGACTTGTGCCAGACGACCTTCCTGTGTCCAGAAAATTAAATCCTGTCCTGAGATGACCTCCCGAAGATATATACCCTTCAAAGGGTCCGTTTGTATCAGTAGAAGCAGGTATACAAATAACGGTTGAGTCTCTTAACAGTCTTGTTCCAAATCCAAGGTCTGCAATATAAATCTGACTATTTACTAATATAAAAATATCACTGTCTGATGTTTTCGGTGTAATGTTGACAGACAATCCCATGTCTGCATATGTGGTTGTCATACTAACTTGCGTCTGCGTAGTGCCTTGAACAAGCTGTAACACGGAACCCGTAGGCATATCAGCCGCGACAAGAGACAGCTTAGAAGACGGAACTGTAGTTCCTGTCCCCAAAAAGTTTGCAAGATTACGGGCGTTGCTCATCTCTTACTCCGGCTTAGTAGGCCACTTAACATCATCAAGGCTGGTAGCGCTTTTAGTAATATCACGCAATTCCTGACGGTATGCTTTACGCTCATCGCTTATTGTAAGGTCACTAGATGCCCACCAGTCTGTTTCTGCAATCAAACGGTCTCGCTCTGCCCGTAGCAGCTTCATAGGCTCTGCTGCCTTTAGCTCGTCAGCTTTTGCCTTGACCGCTGACCAAGTTGTACCCCAGTCATCAGGGTTGGCGCTCTCAATAGCCGAGCCATTGGAGTCAGCGCCCGTAACCTTACGGAACATCTCGTTGAACTCGTCTTCTGTTGTTGGCTCACCTCTAAGCACCCATTCCTTGATGCCTAGTTCTGTGAGTGCTTCTGCTATACTCATTTTCTTCTCCTATCCTACTCTTACGCCAGAAATGTGGGGAAATCCCATAGTGGTTGTGCTATCATCATAAAAAGTCATATTGCCGCCACTATCCTGATAAACAACAAGATAAATATAATCTCCAGCACTAAATGTATTCATAAAAGTCCATGTTTGATGTTGATATGTGGAACAATTACCTGTTTCAAAATAGCCAATATAATTAGATGAAGCGTCTGTTTTTATCCACGCTCCAATTCTAGCAGCAGTAACTCCATTCACCTTAAATCCGTATGTGATTAAATATGTACCCGCTGTTGTGGAATTAAATTGTACTCTTTTGTTTGTGGTATCACAAAAGTTATGAGTATCTGATGTGGCTGTATCAAAAGTAGTGATAACCGTAGTCGTATTGTGTGCTATTGTTTGACCAGCAGATGACCTAAAGTTAAAGTGCGGCAGTTTAGGGAACACATACCCACTAGTATCAATCGTCATAGCCGTATTCCCGTTAGTCGGGTCTTGGATTTCGGAGACTTTCAAGATGCTTGTCATTGTGCAATCTCCATGACTGATATGGTGGAAAGCTGACTTGCATAATTTACAGACATGGTTGCCCCGGCATATGTCCTGCAATAAAGCGTGTATGTTGTTGCTGATGTTGTTGCTGGCGCATCCTTAAAATCAAAATGAACACTTTTATTGTAACCCGCTAAAGGGTTTTGTGAATTGTTCCACTGCATATCTTGAGCGCCACTTGCTGGTGCGGACGCTACAGATTGCGCCAAAGACGCAAGATTTGTTGAATCTCTATAAATAGTTGCAATAGAATAATCTGATGTACTACCACCGCTAAACCAAAAGTTATATGTCACCCATCCGATAATAATACTGTTAGAAAACTTTGGAGTAATGGTTACAAACATACCCGTGGTAGTATGGCTGGTAGAGCTTGTTGAAAGGCCAGTGCTAGTGCCAGTTTTCTGAGCAAAAACATGTTGCACAACATGACCCGGAATGCTCACACCATGACCGCTGGTCTTTTCAACAATGTCATCCACAAAGAGCTTACTCATTGTGCAATCTCCATAAGGGTCATTTGAGAGAAGTTGCCCGCGTTTTGCATAGTTACAGTGCCACCATAAGCAACGCCTTGAAGGCTGTAAGCGGTTGAAGAAGTGGTTGCGGGAGCATCAAAAGCCTGAACAAAAAGACCACCTCGAAACTCTGCGTGTCCCCCATTGTCATAGACGTAGGTGTCGTAGGCAGTAGTGCTTATAAAAACAACATTGGAATTGTTTCTTAAAATGCGAAACCCAAGGCCGGTGTCTGAATTACTGCTATAAAGACGAAGATGCGGTCTGACCAGTATTAGTATTTTGCTTGTAGATGATTTAGGGGTGATTGACGCACTTAATCCGCTGTTTGTATAAGTCGAATTTGGCATTGTTGTTTGAGTGCCGTACTCGTTGAAGACGACCTGAAGCACACTACCCGCTGGCAATGTCGCACCATTAGGAAACGATGGCTTGCCTGTGCTTGCGTCAATCGTGACAGCAGATGTACCCGCCGCATTTCTAATCTGGTCTACATTTATTATTGAAGCCATCTATGCCTCACAGTATTGTTAGGTTGCCGTTAACCGTAATCGTGGTTGACGAACCTATCGTTAGAGGGCCAATCGCCAAGGCATTCTTGGTTGACCCTATTGTTGTATTCTCTGTAACGCTCTGACCGTTTGTGCGGAACACAGCCGTATCAACTATTGTGTTTGTTGTCTGGAACTGCGGCGCTGTTATCTCCCCAGCAAATGTACCCCCAGAAGCCTTGCTCACTGTATCAGTTACGCTAAATGCGCGATAGGCCCTAATGACTAGTTCATCGTTCAGAGCAGCGCCTGTTGTCAGAGTGATCGTATCTCCTCCACTAGCTGCGAAGTCTGAGCTATCCAGATGTACACCGTTTAAATAAACATCTACGTCATTGCCGCTAATCACCAGTATAGCACCGTTGGCATCTGCGCCAGTAAATGCTGTCTGACTTGCTGTAGCCACATACTTGAATAGCTGCATGGCGTAGCTGGTTGGCTGGTCTACGGCGCGACCAAAGTAGCGCACAGTAATGATGTCACCGTTGGCAGGGGCTGCGGAGAATGTAAGTGTGTTTGCCTGCGCTGTATAAGCTGCGCTGACCCCCGGCTCCTGAACCACGTTTCCTATGGTCACAACAATAGCCTCTCCACTCACAACGGACTGAGCCAGAGTGAAGGCAGTGGCGCTCCCTGTTCCAGTAAACTTCTGGAATGTTATGTCACCTACGTTTGGGTCTATACCTATGTATGCCATTTTTTTATACCGCTATTTCCGTTAACGTAATTGTGCTTTGTGGTATACCATCAAAGTCATTATTACCATCTTGAAAAGTTTCGCTTCTGTTAATATAGACTACAGGATTACCAGAATAAGCTCTGACTCTAATCTCATATTTTGTGGCAGATGTAGTTGCAACATTTGGATCTAGGTGTTGACCAGACATCACAAAGGTGCGATGAGTCGCATTAGCAGCGGTATAATAGTTTGCTCGTGCAGCAACTCCCAATCTTCCATCAGTAGTTGCTCCATTAGCAGCAGTTAATATGGCACCACCTTTTAATATTTGATACTCCAGTTGATAGCCAGAATTAGTACTAGTCATACCTGCGTATACATGAGTTGTAATTAAAATTTGGCTGTTAGAAAATTGAGGAGTAATAGTAGCTTCAAGTCCGGGGCTGACAAAATAATTATCAGCAGGAAATGTTCCCGCTACGCCGGTGTCAGTAAAACCAGTAGTAAGTTTTCCAAGCACAACCTGCAACACCTTCCCGCCTACACCAGCAGTCAGAGAGTCTGATTGTATTTTAGATATAGGCATCTAATTACTCCACTCTTCTGTAGGCGCATCTATTTCTCTTGCTCTGCTCATATCATTACTCCGGTTTCGTAGGCCAATCAGATTCTGACAAATTAGGCCAATTAGAATGGTCTGTTATATCCCGTAAGGCTTGACGATATGTTTTTTGTGCCGCAGTCATTGTACGATCTGAGGTAGCCCACCAATCTGTTCCATGCAACAGCATGTTTCTATAATTTCTACTTCTATTTTCTTTGTTGATGGGAGGTAGAGTATTTGAGTAATCTATCATGTCTGTGTCCTATGCCTCATCAGTTTCATAAGTTATATCAAATCTGATATGAGCATTTGAAACGTTTATGTACTCAGTGCCACTATATCCGGCACCATTAGTACCCGCATACGTCATCTGTACTCTTTTAGTATTAGGCACACCGTATCCCATTGGAGTGTAACCTGTACCCCAGCTATCCCAATTATCAAACCACCCACAACTTATATTAGAAAATTGGTTTGCATCATTTTTAAATTTGAAAGGAAAGTTTACCACTGTCCATACTTGGCCCGATGCACCACCATTTACAAAGCCAAAACTTGCGGCAAGTTTTACATCAACTTGAGCATATACAAGGTTTCCAATTCTTGTGTAAAACCCCTTTTGATGTGTATAAGCGTTAAAAACAGTAGCGTCTTGGTCTGTTGCAGCCGTAGTAGAAAAATTTGGGGTAAATGTATCAGTACGGTAAAACGCATTAGCTGTTAGATCAGTAACTTTAAAGTTAGCAGATTGCAAACTTACAGCATTTGAAGATGCACCAGCCGTGGCTGTTAACGCACCACTAAACGTGCCAGCCGTGGCGACAATCGGCTGACCAGAAGGATGCTCTAGTCGTGTTGTTGGCTCTGCCAGACCTCGGTAAACAACGTATACATTGTTTGTACCAGCGTCAGGCGCTGCATCGAATGTTAATGTAGTCCCTGTGGCAGTGTAAGACTTCCCAGCACCCGGCTGTTGAGCCACGTTATTCACAAACACGTTCAGGTCTTCAGCCACATTAACCGGACGGTTCAGTGTGAAGGCCGTAGCAG